TATTATTATCCATATCAAACTTGTTGTTTACTCCATCTTTTACATTACCGAATACTTCACCAGTAGTGTTGTCAAAGATGTAACCATCTTCATCAACCATAAATATCTTTTTCTTTATTGGACTATTCCAATTCTCTTTGTTTAGTTTCTTTTCTAGTTCGGTCATCTCAAAGATATCTGACATTACCTCTGCAAATCTATTTGATAGCAATAGTCTATAATACCACAAACCTCTCTTCTTAGCATATCTCCATACGGTACTGTTTGCTAGGAAACTACCAGCGTACATAGTACCTCTCATTGTCTTACTTATCATTTGCTTTCCTTTCTTTTATCTTTTCTGATTCTTCCATTACAAAATCAGTATATGATTTCTTTATAATTATACTTAATACCTGTGCTATAGGTATACGGTAGTAATCAGCCATATCTTTAATCTGCTTATGATTTTCATGTCTAACAGCCATAGTTTTCCAACTAGCTTTTTCTGGCGTATTATCAGCTACAGATTGTAATTCATTTGTTATAGTCATATACACTCCTATATTACGATTAATAAAAATATACCTATGAGTATTAAGCTACCACATAGATACATGAAACATTCAAAATAATATTTCATAATTTTCCATTGTCTCTCTTTATCTTCTTGATCCATAATTAACTCCTCATTTTGACAGAATTATGGCTAAAAGTATTAGCTCTATAATTATTAGTTCCATATCATTCTCCTCAGTCTGGGCAGTTTATAGCAGCACCCATTACATCACTGCCAAGCTCATGGGTCTAGCTGTTACTATCCTCGGTCTACAATGTGTCTATCTCAAGATAAGCTATTCTTGTCTTATCTGTCTATTTTATACGCTATGTATAAACTATTCATCTTAGACTACCCACATTGTATTATGACCTCATTGGCACTCGCTTTCTTCGGTCTACTTAGACCGATTTTTTTTTAAAAAAAAATATACTGATGGGGAATAATCCCCACCAGATGATAGTATATATTAATTAATAAACAATAGCTGGTATAACTTCAGATTGAACTGTACCATCTTTGTTGTCGATTGCTTTGTCAATCTTACCAGCATTAGCATTGTAAAATGCTGCAACCTTTTGACCTTGCTTGGTCCAAAGAACTTTCTTTTTCTCTGGACTGATATTAGACTGACGAACATTTGAATTGTATGGTTTCCAATCTTCGCCAACCCATTTCTTGAAGTAATCAACCCTAGCTTTGATACCAGCCAAGATAAGATTACGACCATAATGTTGTGTCTGCAATCTTTCTTCTAGTTCCTGACGTTGCTTTGCCTCAATCTCCATGTTGTCCTTGAACAACTCATAAGATGATCTAGTTCTTCTATTGGCAATCTTATCATCAATCCTCTTGATTGAATCCTCAGTCATCTGAATAAACTTGAGTACTTTCTCCAATCTCTTGTGAAGTGCTGGAATCTCTTGATTCATCTGGATAGTAAAATCCATCTCACCCATATTGTACTCAGTACCATCAGAGTAATTAGTAGCCCTGACTGGCTCAACGAGTTGATCATCAAACCTGATAGCTAGTGATTCTAACTCGTTTTCATATTTAGCAGATTGAACACTACGAATGTTCTCTATGTTATCTGCTTGGTTTAGTTCTACATTAGTTGATTTAGTCATTGGATACTCCTTTTGTTGACTATTTACCCAAGTAAATACTTTATCCCACTTGGGATATAACCTTGATTGTAAAAAACAAAAAAGATTATAAAAACAGAAGAACAAACAACGAAGGACTAGTTATCCTAGCTGACGAATGATTAATGAGGAAGCATAGGATTGCTGAATGCAAAATAATCGTTCGTGGATAGATCGGAACGATCAGGCTCCACGAATCTATTATTGTTGCATTTATGGAATATCCTGAGTGTTTGTTAAACTGGTCATGCGCACAGACGGGCGCACCCATTGGTAGATACAGGGGAAACAGAAAGATTTTTGTTTCTTTATTAAAAAAGAAATGATCTGGTCGTGATCTGCGTAGTCTTGCCCACAGTCAGTTGTGGACAACGTGGGTTACTGAACTCCAAGATGTGAGCGTAAGGAATGCGCGAATCATCTTGGGTAGTCAGTAAGACTTAAGTAGTGAACGAGCCAGATCAATACATTGTGTCGAGCGAGAGCGAGGCTACTAGATACAGCGATGTGCTGATATTACTTGACGAATGTTCTTGACATGAATTTATCAATGATTACAATTATCCAACGGAGGCGATATGAATGACGAATTAACCGATAAACAACGGAAGTTAGTTGATACCATCGTAACAACAGGTTGTACCATAAAGGAAGCTGGAATAATCGCTGGATATTCAACAAAAAATAATACAGAAGCAGCAAGAGTAAGTGCTAGTCGTACGCTACGTCTCCCAAAGGTACAAAAGTACATGATGGAATGTGTAGCTAAGACGATAGGACTAGGAGCTGTTACAGCTAGTAAGAAGATGGTTGAATTATCCAACAACGCCAAGTCTGAATACGTACAGCTAGAAGCTAGTAAAGATATTCTAGACAGGGTAGGACTGCGTACACCAGATAAGGTGTCACACACGCACGTAGGAGATATAAAGGTTAGTATAGATCTTGGATAAACTAGCAGTGGGGGTTAAAAACTAACAGCTCTAGGTAGTGATAGATGTCATACACACAACAGAGTTAAAAAAAGTAAATTGTGCATAGACAAAAATAATTCAAAGATTTAAGGTTAATTGTCTTTAGACGAAAACTACGAGAGGGTTACTCTCACGCCTAGCTAGGCAATAAAAATTATGACTAAAAAAAGTACAGTAAATAAAGCTGGTAACTATACGAAACCTACAATGCGAAAAAAAATATTTAATCGCATTAAGGCACAAGCAAGTCATGGTACTGCTGCTGGTAAATGGTCAGCTCGTAAAGCACAGGCACTAGCTAAGGCTTACAAGAAAGCTGGAGGAGGATATAGATAATGCTTAAAGGTAATCAAAAGAAATTAGATAAGAATAGAGATGGTAAAATCTCAAAAGCAGACTTTAAATTATTAAAGAAAAAGAAGAATGGCACTCGCAAAAAGTCAAAGAAGCCTTAAAGCTTGGGGTAAACAGAAATGGCGTACCAAATCTGGAAAGAAATCAAGTGAAACAGGAGAAAGATATCTTCCTGAGAAAGCTATTAAGTCTTTAACAGCAAGTGAATATGCTCGTACAACAAGAGAAAAGAGAAAAGCAAAGAAAAAAGGAAAACAAGTATCAAAACAGCCAAAATCAATCGCTGCGAAAGTACGAAGGTTTAGGCAATTTAGTTAAATATGGTCGCAAAAAAGTATCAGAATCCTAAAGGTGGACTTAATGCTGCTGGTAGAGCTTACTTTAAAAGAAAAGAAGGAAGTAATTTAAAAAAACCACAAAAAAAAGGTACAGATGGTAGGAGAGTTTCATTCGCTGCCAGATTTGCTGGTATGAAAGGGCCAATGAAAGATGAAAAAGGTCGCCCAACGAGAAAGGCACTGGCACTTAGGGCATGGGGTTTTCGCTCCGTTGAATCAGCTAGAAACTTTGCTAATAGAAATAAGAAAAAGTGAATTGAAAAGCATTTAGCTTTTATATATTTATTGTAGTTTACCCCAAATCAAATATAAAGGAGAAATGAAAGATATGGACTTAGATGGCATTGTCAAAAAGGTTGACGAATTAAAAGATGAAGTTAAAGATATTAAAGAAATTAACAAAGTGTTAATGGATAAATTGCAAAAAGCATACAATGATAGGGTTGAGCTTCGAGCAAAGAATCATAATTTAACAGGTAAACTTAAAGGAGTTGCAGATGCCTAAAGTCGGAAAAATGAAGTTTCCTTATACTGCTGCTGGTAAGAAAAAAGCCAAAGCAGCAGCAAAGAAAAAGGGTATGAAAGTTGTCAAGCAAAGCAAAAAGAAAGGGTACTAGAGTAGAAAACGAAATAGTGAAGCTCTTTCAAGCTGAAGGGTTTAAAGCTAGACGACAACCACTCTCAGGAGCTATACAAGACTTTCCTCATGACGTACAAGTTTCTGATTTATTCAATGGAATAAATATAGAAGTAAAAGCTCGTAAAAGTGGGGAAGGTTTTACTCAATTAGATAAATGGAAAGGATCAGCTGATCTTTTAATATTAAAGAAAGACTTTTCTAATCCAATGGTATATCTTGATTGGAATTTATTTAAGGAGTTTTTGTATGAGTATAGACGATCCAGACAAGGTAGTGAATCTGGAGAACAGGCAACTGTTCAACATAAGTTATCAGGAGAGGCAAAGACTAAGAAAGATAGTACGTATGGTACATCTAAGATTCCTTCCAGAAAGTTCGATAACGGACAAGGAATGCGACAAGGTAATAGAAAGTCTTGGCCCAAAAATCAGAGAAAAATTGCTAGTAGAACATTTAAACAAAGTAAAATAGATGGCGCAACTCAATTACAAAGCAGATGGCAATATCTTAAAAGCATTTCTCAAGGGAAATGACTTTTTTAGAGGACTAAGAGGGCCAGTAGGTAGTGGCAAGTCTGTCGCTTGTTGTATTGAGATACTTAGAAGAAGTCTCTTACAGAAAAAAAACGCACAAGGAAAAAGAAAATCCCGCTGGGCCGTTATTAGGAACACTAATCCGCAGCTTAAAACGACTACTATTAAAACATGGTTAGATTGGTTTCCTGAAAACGAATGGGGAACATTTCAATGGAGTGTACCTTACACACATAGAATAACAGTAGGTGAATTAGATTTAGAAGTTATCTTCCTAGCATTAGATAGACCTGAAGATGTTAAAAAATTACTATCATTAGAGCTTACAGGTGTATGGGTTAATGAAGCAAGAGAGCTGCCAAAATCAATTATAGATGCTTGTACTATGAGGGTAGGTAGATTTCCTAGTATGAGAGATGGTGGTGCATCTTGGTATGGAGTTATTGCAGATACAAACGCACCAGAAGAAGATCATTGGTGGCCTATTATGGCTGGAGATGTACCAGTACCAGATCATTTATCAAGAGATGAAGCATTAATGCTAGTTAAACCTGATAACTGGAGTTTTCATACTCAACCATCAGCTATGACAGAAAAAAAGAATAAAGATGGAACTTTAGAAGGATATGAAGAAAATATTTCATGTGAAAACAAAAATAATCTTACACCTGATTATTATAATAATATTATCAAAGGTAAAACTAAAGGTTGGATAGATGTTTATGTAATGAATAAACTAGGATCATTAGAAGATGGTAAACCAGTATATCCAAACTGGAATCAAGAAATGCATTTGTCAAAAGAAGATTTAGAAGCTGGTCCAATGACTGTATTTATTGGTATAGATTTTGGATTAACACCAGCTGCAGTCTTTGGTCAAAAGCTACCTAATGGTAAATGGTTAATATTACAGGAGCTAGTTTGTTTTGATATGGGTATAGCTAGGTTTAGTGAACTTCTAAAACATGAAATAGCAAAGAATTATAGAAACTTAGATATAGAAATATATGGTGATCCAGCTGGAGATTTTAGAGCTCAAACAGACTT